GTGCCTTCTTCATTAGGCATAGTAGGTACAACAAAATCTCCATCAGTATTATGTCTGAATATAGTCATGTATATTTCTTCTACAACATCTACATATTCTTCTTGAGTGTACTTAGATATGTCTATCTCTTGTACAAGTATAGCAAACTGTTGTACATTTACTTGCTTAAATCTTTTACTCATTTCTAATCTCCACTTTTATTATTTTTAATATAACTTCTACCCTAGCCCATGCTTCTACTCTTTCTATTTCATTAAGACTACCTAACTGTAAGTTATCTATTATTGTTTCTGCTTCATCTAATAGAATCTCAAGTTTATGTTTTTGTTGTTGTCGTAGCTTCATTGTATTCTCCATATTATGTGGTAGTTTTTTCTTTTAGAGTCTAAAAACTACCAAAAACATTACTCGCAATTTAGTTCCTTTTTTTAGTGGAAGAACTAGGGCAACCCTCAACAAACCACATTTATCCCTCTTTCACATCAGCGAAATCAGGAATTACTATTACCTCTGCATCTGTTTCTATCCATACTTTAGCACCACAGGACAAAGGTTTATCAGGACTATACACAACCTTACACTCTCCAAGTATCTGTACCTGATGTCCATAGGTATTACTATTGTATGTCTTCACAGTAATCACAGGTTCTCTTTTATTATTCTTGTGATTAGATTTAATAACGTGTTGGTTTATGTGTATATATTTTTTCATATATTATCCTTTGTAAGTTTCTTTCCACTCATCAGTAGCATCTACAAGCACAGGATTTACACTCATAATCTCATTGATATAAGCATCTCCATACTCCCAACTATCATAAGTGTAAGGGGATTTACAGGCAGTAAACCACCTTGAATATTGGTTGGCATCTTCTTTATCTTTTCTTTGATATGTTTTTAATATTCTCCACTCAAAGTTACCTAGTCTATAGGTAGCATAAGGGTTGTCTACTGTTCTTGATTTTCCAAATAAGTTCTTCATATTTTCTCCATTGTTATGTTTAATGTCTTTCTTTGTACCAATCTACATAATCGTGAGCATCATCTACACTCTTTATATCTGTGATACTTTCATCAGCAATTAATTTATTGATAACTTTATACGCATCATCAGATATTTCATCAGGTTCTCTATGTGTACCTGAAGCAATACTACATTCGTATTCATTATCTAATTTAATTAATCTTTCTTTTAGTTCTTTTTCTTTACTCATATGCAAGGCTCCTCTCTATCCATGTCTGATAAATCTTCTTGTTCATATCCATCATAACTTAATGGTTCTTTATCCTGCCAGAAGTCTGAGTTGTCTTCAGCAAACTTATTAGCTAAAGCTATGGCTTCTTCTTCTGTGTAGCCTTGCTCTATGTATTGTTCTACTACATCATTAAAGGCTTGTTCTTTTAGTTCTTCATTACCATTATGTGACATCTAACACCTCCTCTTGTATATATTCTATTTCATCATCTTGATATGTTTCTCTATCAAGTTCAGCATAGTCAACAGTTATAGTTTCTAACTCTGAACCATCTGGGTCTGAAAAGTTTTCTGCTTTTTGCATAGCATCATATTCAGCATCTTCCTGTGTGTCTGCATCAACAACAAACTCTTCAACAATTATTTTTGTAACAAACACTCTCCAACTCTTAGGATTATCTCTAAGAGATTGTTTCTCTTCCTCATCTAAGTCTGGATATGTTGTTACTGTTTCTGTTACTTCTTTGTATTTCATACTCTCTCCTCTCTCATTTGTTTAAGTCTAGCAGGTAAGACAAACTCTCCATGACATAAGTCACAACATCTACCAGATGTGTATGGCTCTGCATTATGTCCACCTTCCCAATACACTACCCCTTCTGGAGTAGTGTGTGGTGGTATCTTACTTCCACATATTGAACAATCTTTACTCATAATATTTCCTTTCTAAAATGAATTATATATTATATTTAACAATTAATCAATACCTTATTTACTAATAGTTAAACTAACATCTGCTTTGATTGTATCGTAGCCATTCTTTCTCAGTACATTGTTAGTCTTTCTCATACTGTTAAAGGTATTCTTTCTTAACTTCTTAACTGTGTTAATCATTATCTCTTGATACTTCTTAGCTACTACCTCTGGTTCTACTGATGGTATGTATACAAACTCTCCTTTAGTTTTTGCTCCACTATCCTTGAATACCTTAATCAGTTCCTTCTCTGCAGTAAATACTCCTTGTCCTTCAACCTTTATTGTAGATATAATCTTTACCTGTGAGAAGTGGTAGATATTGAGTTCCTTTTCTCTTCTCTCTGGATTGTTAGTTATACCCATTTTGTACCAACCATAGCCATAGAATGCTAGATAATTCTCTAGTCCTGAACGATAGGTAGTTTTCTTTAGTACAGTATTTCTATTGTTTACTATTTTATTTATAAATTTATCTTTTTTCATGCGTATTCTCCATTTAGGTTTATAAAATTAATGTATTATGATAGTGATGTTTTTCTTGACTTGACTGTTGTTACCACTACACATCTTACATAAACTACAAGGGACTAAAGTCTTTCCTTCCCTTGCTACTTTGTCAGACAAGCATACTACCTCGTCTGGTTCGATAGGCTCACTTGCTAGTCTGGTTCTAAAGGTTCTATAGCCTAGCTTGTTTGCCTGTCTTTTCTCTTCCAATGTGTCAACACTTGCCATATTGAAAGTAGAATTTTTAGTATCGCATCTCTTCCATTGATGCGTATATCCTGTATTTCCTAACGACCTGCTAATTAATTTATCCCATACTTCACTAGGTATCATAGCAGGGTCACCATAGCTACCCACTCTTACCTGTTTAAATGTTAACATATGTGATAATTTATTTATATTTATATTTGGATATTTATTATTCTTATATGCTTTCCATATTGAGTAAGGTGCTTGAAATAATTTAACATAGCATTTTCTACCTTTGTTAATTGTTTTCAATCCATTCTTTACTGAATATGATTTTTTATCTTTGGTATCATTAACAGGTTGTATAGTCCCTCTGTGCTTACAGTCACCACATACTAGCTTGTCTGCTCCTGTGTTGACAGCTTCAATAGGATTAACATTCTTAACTAATATCCATGTTTGAAGCATAGCACCTGTTTTTGTATTACTTGAACCACTCATTAAACCTGTTATGATACCAACGATACTATCGTTTTCATAAAATATAGCACCATTGGTATTCATAACTAATCCCCTTTATTGGTTGTTTGTATTAAGTTTGGCTCTGTCTAAACTCCAGAATGTACTAGGCTTAAACACATATAAAGCATAGCTTCCAAAGTATATTGATAGTAAAGTATCTTTACCTCTTCCTTTGATTCCATACCAATGTTGAACCTTACCTCTAGTAAGCATTCTGTTTGGTCTGATTCTGTACTTTACGTTTTCAATTAATGTTTTCATATTTAATCTCCATTAAGTTATAAAAAGTCTGCATCTAGTATTATCTAAATACTAGCTATTACACTACACTAGGGAGTTGCATAGTGCAATAGTTAATATTTATTTCCAAGGAATCAGTCCTGCTATTGCTAAACCAAGAGCAATAACACATAAACCAATCCACTCTAAAAAGAACCACACCAAAACTCTGGGTTCATTTATTAAATGTTCAAGACTGAATAGGTTCATTATATTATCGAAATGATAAATAGGTAAACAAACAATCATAAACATTAAACCATAAAAACTAATTATATACCCTGCTAAAGGGTAGTTGCTTGTTTTCTTCATTAAGTCCTCCTGTTGGTTGTTGGTCTTTTGATGTTGTATTTTGTAGTAGCTTCTTGATGCCATGAATTGCAATCATGGTAATCAGAATCTTTTTTCCAATGTTCAACTATTAAAGTATCTTCCCTCAATATCTTTTCAGATTTTTTACCTTCATTAATGGTAAATACTTTATATTCTTTTCTTATTCTCAAATACTGCATATCATCCATTTGTATTTCAATGTAATCAGCATCTTTTTCAAACTGATTTTCCATTGCTCTTAAATTTATTATTGCCATTTGTTTACTCCTGTAAAAATGGGTTGATAAAATAATATATAATATAATATATATATATAAATATATATATATTATTATTATATATAATATAAATTAAATATTTGCTTCGTCTTCAAAATAAGGATTTTGTTTTTCATATTCAAATCTATTATTTATATTATTTTCAATATAAATATTTTCATCAATAATATTAGTTGGTGTTTCTTTATCTCTTATTCTTAATTCCTCTAAAGCTATAGCGAATTGTATTAGTTTATTTCTAGTCATTTTTTTTCTCCTGAAAAAAGTTTGGGTTTAAAATATTATATATAATAATTAAAATATATATATAAATATATATATTTTTTATTATATATAAATAATAATTAACAATCACAATGTCAAAACTTTGACAATGAATATCATCATTCGTATCGTCAAAACTTTGACACTTGGATTGTTTCACCTTGCGAAAAGATGAGTATTATATAATATAATATTATATATATAAATATATATAATATTTATTATATTAATAAAATCAAACACTTAACACGATTCAAGTTAAAATTTAAGATTGCTTAAATATATTTTATTGAACGTGTGTGATGAATTAATATTTTGTTATCATCAAATCAGCGAAGGTAAGTAATATATATAATTTAATATATATATATAAATATATATATATTTAATTATTATATTACTAACTCTCCACAGGTTTAGCGACTGTCAAAAGTTTGACTGTCAAAAATATGACTATTTAAGGTATCTTTTAAGCTGTCAAAAAAATGACATAGTCAATATATTGACATAGGTACGCAAAAAAAACTGCACACACATATATATATATAACAGTAGTGACATATATGCACCAAAATCTAAGGACTTTTCATCTAAATATAAAATAATAGTTGACACGAGTGGGGGAGTAGTGTATAATTATATATAATATATAAAGATATAGAAAACATTTAGTACTTTTGTTTTTCTTTTATTGTTTTCTTATAAGAAATATAAACACATACAATAGGATATTAGTATATTGGATACTATAGAAACTATAGAGACTCTTAAACCCTTCATTGATTTAAATAGTTTGTTAAGCACGAAGGTTCAACAACAATCTAAAACAGATTTTATTACTTTTGTTAGACAAATGGCTCCATCTATTGTCTCAGACTTTAAGATGGGAAGACATATAGAAGTAATATCAGAAAAACTACAACAATTAGAAACAGGTGAGATAAAAAGACTAATGGTTTTCTTACCACCACGTTCTTCTAAGAGTGTTATCTGTTCTAAATTGTTTCCTGCCTGGTATATAGGTCGTAATCCAGAACATGAAGTCCTTACTGTTTCCCATAGTGACCAATTATCTAGTGATTTTGGTAGAAGTGTTAGAGATATTGTTAATGATGAACGATTTACAAACATATTCAAAGGTGTTTCCCTAAGAAGTGACGTTAGAGCTGCAGGTAAATGGAAGACAAACCTAGGTGGCATGTATTATGCTGCAGGTGTTAGGTCACAAATAGCAGGAAGAGGAGCTCACATAGCTATATTAGATGATGTGATGTCTGAAGAGGACTCTTATTCTGAAGCAGGTCGTAGATATGTTAAAGAATGGTACCCTGCAGGTCTAAGAACTCGTATAATGCCTAATGGTTCTATATTAATAATTAATACAAGGTATCATTATGATGATTTGTGTGGATGGTTATTGAAACAACAAGATGAACACAGCATTGCACCTTGGGAAGTTGTAAGAATACCTGCTTGGTTAGACGAGGAGTCTGCTGAGTTACTAGATTTACCAGTAGGCACAAGTTACTTTCCAGAATGGAAGCCTGATAAAATACTACAAGTAGATGAAGCAGAGATTAAAGCTTCAAATGGTGCACGATATTGGAACGCATTATATATGCAAGACCCAACTCCTG